GCTCGAGTAGTCAGCCATCGTTTTCTCCGTCCCTAGAGCTCGGACGCATCGCCCTGAGTCAGCTGGAGGTGCACGAACTCGTTCGTCTGCACCGGACGGACCCAGATGTCCGCCACCAGCATACCCGCGTCGACTACGTCGCTGGAGTTGTTCTGATCGTCACAGATGACCTTGAAAGAGACCTCTGGAGCCTCGCCGTCGAGGGCTCCGAGTTCCCATAGATCGCGAAGGAAGAACTCGATGTCCTGCCGCACGCGACTGCGCAGAGACACCGTGTTCGGCTCGAACACCGCCCACTGGCTCTCGCGCTCCAGCTGCTTTCCGATGTACCCGATGAGGCGTCGCACGTTCACGAACTGCCAGGCGGGGTCATCGCACTGGGTCCGGGCGCCCCACACGAGCACACCCTTGCCCACGCGGCTCTGGAGCATGTTCACCGAGGCCCGCTGAAGCAGGTTCCCGGGGAGCTCGTCGACCCGCTGCGCGAGGTCGGACACGCCCTTGACCACCTCGTTCGCGGGGGGCTTCATGACCCCCACCGGGGCGTTCTCCCAGTCGCTTCGGGAGTAGATGCCGGCGACCGCGCCGCAGGGGGGCACGACCAGCCCGCGCTCGTTCACCAGCCACGGCGAGTACACGCCCAGGCAGGACAGGTCGACCTCGCTGCGGCTGAGCAGCTTGCTCGTCGCGTACATGGCGTCGATGGTGAGGGCCACCGAGCTGGGCACGTCCTGGAACCGGGGCTTCGCCCAGCGGCTCGTCCTGAACCAGTCGCCCACCAGGCGACGGGGAGTCAGCTCGGCCGGAGCGACATGGCCCGAGGCCGTCTGGCGCTTCCGCTCGGACTCCTGCAGCAGGGTCCAGGGCGGCGACGAGTCACCGACGAAGAAGCGGTTTCCGGTGCGCTTGCAGAAGCTCGCCGCCATGCCCCAGATCCGCGGGACGAGGTGCGGGTGCTCCAGCCAGAGCTCCGGGAAGGCGTACTGGTTGATCGAGCCGCGGCCGTAGTCGTCCGATCGCTCGAGAGCCCAGCTGTAGAACGCCAGGCTCGCCGCGTCCTCCCGGGCCTCCTCGACGGACTCCGGGTCCTCGTCCTCCGCGAGCACCTCCAGGTCGAACGGAGGGACGTGGAAGAGGAGATCGACGATGTGCAGGGTCTTGCCACCGTTCAGGAAGAACTGGCGGGCCAGGGCCGGCTGGCGGGTGCGGTACTCGCCGACGAACGCGTCCTCGCGCCACTCGTCCAGCTGACGGTGCCGGATCACATAGGAGACGTCCTCGCCCTGCTCCTCGGAGCCGGGCAGCCCCTCGAGAAGCAGCTGCTGGATCGCGTAGGGCGAGTGCAGGATGGCGGCGCCGCGCTTGGGGCTGGAGACCGAACCAGCGACGTGTTGGACGAGCTCCTTGCGGGCCGTCGCCGTCAGGTCCATCTCCACGAAGCCGAGGGTCACGTTGCCGTCGTCATCGGCCTCGGACAGGGCCGCGCCGTAGCGCTCGACCAGGTCCTCGATGAACCGCTGCTGCTCCTCCGCCGAGTCGGCCGGGGCTGGCCCCACGACGAGCGCGCAGTCCACGGGGGTCTCGATCCGACCCACGTGCTTGCGCTCGATGCGCTTGACGGTGCGCTTGAGGTTGGACGCATCGGCCCGGACGACGACCACCCGACCGGTCGAGTCGGGCTCCGAGCGGGCCGCGCCGAGGTCGAGGATCAGGTCATTGAGGCTCGCCGGGAGCTTGAACAGCTCGGTCGCGAACGGGACTTGGGAGCTGCGTACCCGGAGAAAACACCCCACGTCGGTCCGGACGTGAGCGTCCGGAACCGCCGGTGGCTCGGGCTGGCCGAGAATAAGCCCCGGGCGGAACTCCACCTCTGGGGCCTGGATCTTTGCGATGGCCATCGTCTTCTCCGCCGGGTGTTCAGCCCGGAATGGCTGCAGCCGAAGCTGCTAGGAAAACGAGCTGTTGATCTTCCTGTTGATCTCAGCAATTTCCTTCGCCCACTGGTGCCTCTCCTTGTGAGAGAGATCCATGATCTGCTCTGACGTCCAGTGGAAGTGATACGCGATGTAGGCTACCTCCTGATAGAGCCGGTCCAGGGGGTAGCGAACTATTCCCCCAGGCTACCGAACTCCTTCTCGAATCCCTGGCCGCAGTGGGGGCACTTGATGCGGACAGAGACCTCATCTTCGTTGATGCGGTTGTAGAGCTCCTCGAGGTACCGAAGGTCGGCCGCAAAGAGGTTCTCCACCACGCCGGTGTGCACGTCGCCGAGCGTTCCGAGGCGGGTGACCACCCGGCTCAGCAAGACGATGATCATGAATGCCTTGTTCCGCATGACCCGGGGGTCAGTGAGCGGAATGATCTCGTCCTTGGCGTTGGCCAGGCGCATCACGCCCTGCTTGTGGAGGTTGCCCTCCTTGTCGATGAACCCCTTCGGAAGGGTGAACTCGTACTCGGTCTTCAGCTCCATCGGATTGTGCTGCCTCTGCTACTGCGTGCGATCGGGTTGATGAAGGGCGCCGAGGCGCCAAAAAGTTCTAGGCCAGCTCGACCCACTCGACGGCCAGCTCGAGCTTCTCGATGGCCGTCTCGCCGGCGCCAGCCGCCAGACCAGGTCCTTCCCAGCTCACCGGCCAGGCGTTGAAGAAGTTCCAGCGAATGCGCTCGTTGCCGTTGTGGTCGAGCATGACGATCGAGCCGTCCTTCTTCGACTTGTCGCCGTTCACCATCTCTCGATGCCAGTCGAAGAGGGTGTAGTAGGCCTCGTCGTCGTTGGTGAAGCCCTTCTCGAGCACCAGGTTGCTGAAGCTGACGCGTCCCGGCTTGCGGCGGATCGAACGATCGCCACCCATCCGGTACTCGATCACCTCCTGCTTGCTGCTGAGGCCGGACATCGACCTGAAGTGACCAGCGATCGTCGACTCCTCGGCGACGTCGTTGATCTCGATCATGAACCGGTAATTACCGAGCTGGTTCGGGGATGTCGCTGCGCTGCTCATGGCGTCCTCCCTGGGCCTCTATGGGCCATCGGAGTGGCGAGGTGGATCAGAGGGAGAACTTGAGAGAACCGACGGCCAGCTCGAACTTCTCGAGGTGCACGGCAGAGCCGTCACCGGAGAGCTCGACACCGGACCAGGACACCGGGAACGCTCCGAAGAACTCCCACCGGCGCACTTCAGACTCGTCGTTGTCGAGCTGAATGATGGAGCCGTCGACCTTTTCCCCCTTGCCGTCGATGAAGTCCTGCAACCAGTCCACCAGGTCGGTGTTCTCGGTGAGGCCGCGGCTGAGGGTGATGTTCTCGAACTCGACAGGACCGGCTTCGTACTCGCGCTGGGGGCTGTTGCCCACCGTCACGTCACGCTTGTCGATCTTGATTCCACCGCCGGAGACGCCGGAGAACCCGGCCTTCACACCGTCGTGGTCGTCGTGAATGCCTGACAGCTCAAGTAGAAAGTTGTACGAGCCGTAGACGTCGTCAGTCAATTCGGACATGTCGTTTCCCTTCGAAGGGAGCCCGTTCAAGGCCCAGAGGACGAAAGGTCTCTAAAAGAACTGGCCCCCGCCCCCACTGGGGACGGGGGCCAGCTGTGAGCTAATGCTCGTGGAAGACTCCAATTAGGAGCGCTTCACCTGCTCAACGGCGATCTCGATCTTCTCGATCGCCATGCCGGACTGGTCAGAGGACAGCTCCGGAACGTTCCACTTGCAGGGCCAACCCTCGAAGAACTCGTACCGCGCGACCTCAGTCTCGCAGTCGTGGTCGAGGATGATGACGGCGCCCGACCGACGGTCGATGCTGCCCTCTTCGATGGCCTTACGCCACTCCCAGAGGTCGTCGGTCGCGGTGTAGCCGCGCTCGAGGACGATGTTGGAGTACGTGGTACGGCCGGGCTTCTTGCGGACACGGATGTCGTTGCCCTGCTTGAACTCGACGATCTCCGTCGAGGAGTCCATGCCACTAATGCTCTTGAAGCCACCAACGACGGTCTTCGCGTCGCCGGTAATGCCCTCGATCTCGAGCAGGAAGTGGAAGCCAGCGTACAGCTCTTCAGACACACCAGGATTCGCCACCTTGATTCTCCTTTAAAGGTGACCCGACCAGGTCGGGTGTTGCGAGAGGCCTCCCGCAAGATCGCGAGAGGGCCTCAGTCTAGATCGGGAACCACCGAAGTGGGACCCATTTTTCAACTACTCGCTGATCGAGGCTCCGCCATCCCACTGACCGATCTTGAAGACCACGAATTCCGCGGGCTTCACGGGGCAGATGCCGATCTCGATGTTGACGTAACCGGCGTCGACCTCTTCGGGCGGGTTCGTCTCGGAGTCGCACTTCACGTAGAACGCCTGCTCGGCGGTCTGACCGACGAGGGCACCGGAGGCCCACACGCGGCTCAGGAAGGCCCAGATGTTGCGGCGGAGGCGGGCCCACAGCCGGTGATCGTTGGGCTCGAAGACGGCCCACTGGCTGCCCGTCTGGATCGTCTTCTCCACCATGATGAAGAGACGCCGGACGTTGATGTACTTCCAGCTGGGGTTGCTGAGAGTGGACAGCGTACGGGCACCCCAGATGCGGATGCCACGGCCACCAAAGTCGCGGATGCAGTTGATGCCACGCACGTTGTAGGCGGCCTGCTCACGGCTGTTGATGTTGTAGGCGAGACCGGTGATTCCGGCCATCGTCTCGTTCGCGGGCGCCTTGTGCACACCACGCTGACCGTCGACCCGGGCGTAGACACCCGCGGCGAAGCCAGACGGCGGCACCACCACCTCCTCCTTGAAGCTCTTGTGCTTGTCGTTGAAGGGGTTGGTCACCGTGACCCACGGCACGTACAGCGCGCCGTAGCCGCGATCGGAAGCCGGCAGCAGGCCGTTCTTCTCGATGTCTTCGCCGCTCATGCGCTCCTTCGGACCGTCGAGAATCGCGAACACATCCGCGCGCATCTCGCAGTACTCGAGGATCTCCTTCTGCTGCTTGTGGTTGAGTCCGGGGCCGATCATCATCTGGATGTCGTTCTCGAAGTCGTCCCACGCGCCGAGGCCCTGACGGGGCTTCGCCGGGTTCACCAGCGGAATGTTCGAGTCCTCGGCGCACAGCAAGTAGGTGTAGGCGATGCCGCCACCGTTCTTGAAGAAGCCGGACACGCCCATCACGAAGTTGAACACCTCGCGGATGTTCAGGAACTGGATGTAGAGGGCATCCAGCTTCTCTTCGTCACCCTTGAGGGCGCCCTGGCCGTTGATCTCGACCACGTACTCCTCGAAGGCCTTGCGCACGAAGTTGTTGAACTGCGTGGGGTTGGTGACCTTCGTGGGGCCGACGGTGAAGCGGGTCAGGCCGGCCTTGACCGAAACCTCTTCGCCACCGAACGCATCGACGACCTCGTTGACCGTGCTCGGGTTGTACTTCTCGAGCGCGCCCTTCGTGGTCAGCTCGTCGATGAGCGAAGAGATCTTCGCCTTGTCGCGGGTGAGGATGTTGCCCTTGGTGTCCACCTCGGCGGCGGAGACGTCGACCTTGCCCTTGCCGAGCTCGACCGTCGCCGTGTCACCCTTGACCGTGACCTTCGGCTTGAGGCCGAACAGGGCACCGAACTTGCCCAGGTCGCGAACATCGCCTGAGTCCAGGCCCAGGGAAGAGATCAGGCTACCGACATCGGCCACCTTGGCCTTGGCGTCGGTGACCACGTCACCGGGCAGACGGCGCATCTGCGCCTCACCCTTGCTGTTCTCCCAGCTCACCTCGGAGAACCCGTTGACCGGGATCACGCCGATGAACGCAGCGTTTGACGTGGCGGCCGCTTCCAACGGCTTGGCGCCCGAGTCGATCTCCTGAATGTAAACGCCTGGTGTCTGATAGTTGGGCATGGAGCCTCACTCCCCTGTTGTTGGACGAATACGCAAAGACGAAGCGTCCCGCGGTCGAATGCGCGTCATTGCGCGTGTCTTGAAATCTCGAATGCGAGTCCTCTCCCTTGACTCGCGTGCCTGAAGCCCTCCCCTGGCTTCATGGTCCCAGCGTCCCGTGCTGGTCTTGCGGAGCATCGCTGGACTGATGTCGTCCTGGATGTTGCTCCGCCAGAGCAAGAACCACGAAACGGGTAACAAATCCTCCGGGTCCCCGTCCCAGGGACCGGAAGAATACCGGATTCTCCTGAAGTGATCATCGACGCCGCGGATTTCCTCTGCAGCCCGCTCTGCGACTGCGCCTCGGCGAGCCGCTGCGGCCCGCTGACGAGAGGCCCAGTCCAGAGTCGAGCGGGCAGCGCTGGATGCAGCCGCGCCGATCAGACCGCGGTGATACGAGTGGCGCTGCTCCGTGCGTTCTGAGACGCGGGCGAGCGCGGGACCGTCTTCAGGAGTGTCGGGTGTGTCGGGCACAGGGGCGGCAGCCTAGCGGGGGCAGCCCGTCCACGTCACACCGGTTTTTCGAAACGGCTCCGACCTAGTTGTCGACCTTCACCTGGGGGCCAGTCATGGCCACGCCCGCGCTGCCGTTCAGATCGAAGTTGCTGCTGGCGACCATCTCGTTGTTGCCGCCAGCCTCCATTCCGATCTTCGCGCTGGTGCTGACTTCGATGTCGACCGCGTCCACGGTGAACGCGCCGTCGGCGCACTTGAAGGTGATGTCCCCGCTGCTCGTCCAGGCGAACAGCTTGTCGGGGGTGACGAGCTCGACCTTCGTCTCGCCGCCGGACGACTCCACGGTGATGTGCTCGCTGCCGTCGCCGTCGAAGAGCGTGAACTTGTGGTCGCTCCGACTCCAAAAAATCCGCTCGTCGTTGTTTCCGTCGGCGTTGTCGAACGGGACGGTGTCCTTGCCGTTGTGCAAGGAGCCGATGACGATCGGCTGGTCCGGGTGCCCGTGCACGAACTTGAGGAGCACCTCGTCGTCGACCTCGGGAAGACACGCCCAGCCCCGACCCGGGCCGGACATCAGGGTCGTCACCCGCGCCCAGGCGGACAGGATCTCGCCGGAGGGGGCGCAGTACTGGACCTGGACCCGGTAGTTGCCGTCGGGATCCGCGTTGTCGGTGACGAGGCCGCAGACCGGCCCCACCACTGGCTCGAAGTGGACCTGATAGGGAGGGAGGGCCATCGGTTAATTCAGGTTCACGGTGGCGCCCTTGACGTTCACCTCGCTGCCGCCTTCGACGACCGCCTTGGTGCTCGCCTTCGCCTCCCAGTTGCCACCCGCGTCGTGCTTGATGTCGCCCGAGGCGGACATCGTGACCTCCTTCGCCTCGACCACGAAGTTCGCGTCGGCGGTGAAGGTGATGTCACCCGAGCTCTTCACGCTGATGAGCTTCTCGGCCGTGTCCATCACGATCTCCAGGCCCCCCGAGGTGTCCTTGATCGTGATCTTCTCCGAGCCGTCGGTGTCGTCGATCTCGATCACGTGACCGCTGCGCGACACCAGGGTGCGGATGTTGTTGTCACCGTCCGCGTTGTCGTACGGCGGCGTGTCCTTGCCGTTGTACAGACACCCGACGATGACAGGCTCGTTGACGTTGCCGTTGATGAAGTCGACGAGCACCTCGTCGTCGATCTCCGGGTAGATCACCCATCCCATCGACTTGCCAGCCATGGGGAAGGTCATCCGGGCCCAGGCGCTGATGGTCTCGTCTCCGAGCCATGGGTATTGCACCTGAATACGGCCGTACCCGTCGGGATCCTTGTTGTCCACGACGATCGCCTCAACAACTCCGTAGAAGCTGGAGGCTCGGCCAATGGTCCAGTCTTGGGCCATCTTTTCCTCGCTCGCCGGTGGGGCCGTCTGAGACCCAAATCCGACGTTTGGCCATTGTCCCCGTCAGTGCGACGAGGTGTCAACGGTTTCCGTAGCGGCCAGCCGGTCAGCGGGCCGAGTCGTCGTCGTCTCCGGCCGATGAATCGTCATCGTCATCACCGGCGCTGTCATCGTCGTCACCCGCGCTGAGTCCAGGGGCGCCCGGCAGTCCCGGTACCTCCGGCCAGACGAGCCCCACCGTGCTCCCCAGCTCGGTGCACGCGGTGAGCGGCACCGTCTCGGCCTGGGAGCTGAGCAGCATCTGCCTGTACGGGAAGATGCTCGGCGCCCGACTGACCTCCGCGAAGAGAGTCAGCTCGACGTTCGCCCCGGCCTCTGCGGCCTGGTCCCAGCCCGGGAGCAGCATGCCCAGGGGCCGATCCGAGCCCCGGATCTGGATCGACTCCTGGGCCTTGTAGTGGTGGTAGTAGCGGTGGGTCGCCGCCTGGAGCGCGATCGAGGCGCGGTCCGGGTACGTGTCGCGCTCCTCCTGCCAGTCCGCCACGAGGCGCGAGAGGTAGCCGGCGCAGTCCCGGTCCGGATCGATGTCGCACTCCGTAGTGCCGTCCTGGGACAGGCAGGCTCGACGCCAGGGCGCGTTGTCCCCTCCCGAGTTCTGGGGCAGCACGCCGTCCCCGTGCTGGGAGCGCTCGTAGACCCGGGAGACCATGCTGCCCGGCACGAGGAGCTCGCCCCCTCCGAACACCTCTTCGTCGGAGCCCGGCACCGCCGCGCGGAAGACGTCGTCCGACGGCCCCACGCCACCGGTCACCTCGGCGAGCACGTGCACGGCGCGATACGCCCCGCCGCCACCGAACGCGTCGGATGCTGCGCCCCGCAGCTCCTGGCACACATAGGGCACCCAGGAGGTGGGCCACTCGTCGGTGGAGCTGGCCAACAGCACGTCCACCCAGGCCTGCAGCTCCGCGACCTCGTCCAGGAAGCGTCGGTACGCGTCGCAGGTCACGTCCTGCTCAGCGCCGACGAGGACGACCTCGACCAGGTCCCGGGGGTTCGCCGCGTCCGTCTGGACCCGGTGCACGAAGCCCTGGACCTGGAAGCTGCCCCCCGGTGGGAAGGGCGAATCACCCTCCCCCGAGTCC